GGTGGTTTAGCAGGCGGTCATAAGTCTGCTGACGGGATTGCTAAAAAAGGCAAAACCAAAGGTAAAAAAGTCGGTATGAAAAGCGGCGGGATGGCCTGCTAAATGAGGCCGAGCCGGGGAATGGGGATTATCAATCCCTCTAAGATGCCTAATGCCAAGACGATCAAACGTAAGGATGATCCGAATGAGGTCAAGATGTATGCCAAGGGCGGTGAGTCTAAGGTAAACGAGGCAGGTAATTACACCAAACCCGGCATGCGTAAGGGCCTGTTTGAGCGTATTAAGGCTGGTGGCAAGGGCGGTGCTCCGGGTCAGTGGAGTGCCCGTAAAGCCCAGATGCTGGCTATGCAGTATAAGAAGGCTGGTGGGGGCTACCGTGATTGATTTTATTCAAAAACAGATTGAGATTTCTGAGCGACTGTTTGATTTGATGCAAAAAGATCACAAAGAGCGTATGAACGGTATTGCCGTCTGGGCCGAAATGAGCACCGGATTAATGCAAAAGTTAGACCAACGGGACGCAGAAATAACTAGACTGCGCCATTGTGTGCGGGTATTGGAAGAGCAACTTCAAAAAAGTAATTTTGGAGAGACAAATGAAAGCGCCTCAAAAAAGTCTGAAAGCGTGGACGGATCAAAAGTGGAGAACTAAAAGTGGCAAACCATCTACGCAAGGACCGAAGGCTACAGGGGAAAGATACCTCCCTTCCAGCGCCATCAAAGCGCTCTCCCCGCAAGAGTACGCCGCGACCACCCGTGCCAAAAGAGCCGGAAAAGCAGCCGGAAAGCAGTTCGTCGCCCAGCCTAAAGGGGTGGCTAAAAAAGTTGCTCCGCATAGGAAAGTAAATTAATGGCTACCACAGGTACCACCTCTTTTAACCTAGACCTCAATAACCTCGTAGAAGAGGCTTTTGAGCGTTGCGGTCAGGAGTTACGCACTGGTTACGACATGCGGACAGCCCGCCGTAGCCTAAACTTATTGACAATTGAGTGGGCTAACAGAGGTATCAATCTTTGGACTATTGAGCAGGGATCTATCCCTTTGAATCAGGGTCAAATTACCTACGCTCTCCCCGTGGACACCATAGATTTGATGGATATGGTGGTGCGTACCCAGACCGGTATTAACCAGTCAGACATCAATATCAACCGGATCTCGTCCTCGACCTACGCTACGATCCCTAACAAGAACGCCCAAGGACGCCCAATTCAGGTCTGGATTGACCGCCAGAGTGGTGCAGATAACGTCACGACCAAGACCTTGCAGACCACGATTACGTCGTCCTCTGACACTGTTACGCTTAGTTCTGCGGCTGGGTTGAACTATGTTGGGTTTATCAAACTTGACAACGAGACTATTGGTTATAACGAGATATCAGGGAATACCCTACAAAACTGTGTCCGTGGGGTAGATGGTTCAACCGCTGCCGCACACACCGCAGGCGCCATTGTGACGGTTCGCAACCTGCCAAATATTAACGTCTGGCCTGCCCCTGACCAAAGTAACTTTTATACCTTTGTTTACTGGCGTTTGCGCCGTATCCAAGACGCTGGTAATGGTATTAACACCGAGGACATCCCTTTCCGCATGGTCCCTTGTATGGCGGCTGGATTGGCCTATTACCTGTCTTTGAAGATACCCGATGCCATGAATAGGATCGATATGCTGAAGGCTTCTTATGAAGAACAGTGGTTACTTGGCTCAAGCGAAGATCGGGAAAAGGCGTCTTTGAGGTTGGCTCCACGGCAGTATTTTTATTGAGGTGACTTATGGCTGGTCCAAAGTTTGCCTCTGGCAAGTGGGCGATAAGCGAGTGCGACAGATGCGGATTTCGATACAAACTAAAGGAATTGAAGAAACTAGTCATTAAGACCAAGAACATCAACCTCCTCGTTTGTCCTACCTGTTGGGAGCCAGATCAGCCACAGTTGCAGTTAGGGATGTACCCGGTTTATGACCCACAAGCCTTACAGAACCCAAGACCGGATACAACGTATATACAGGCAGGATTTACAGGTATTCAGACTGATACATTAAACTTGCCGAATGAGGACGTAGACGCTTTTGGAACGCCGTCTGGCGGTAGTAGGCAGATTCAATGGGGGTGGAACCCCGTTGGTTTGGACAACCCCTTGCAGTTATCTGGGTTACTGAATAACCTAGTGGCTAACGGGGAAACAGGAACCGTAACAGTAACAATTACTTAGGAGTAAAACATGAATCTTAAAGCAGCATTAAAGGCACACATGGCTAAGAAGGGCGCCAAGGCCCACCCAGATTCCAACGTAAAGAAGTTGGCTAAGGGTGGTAAAACCAATCTTCAGATGAAACAATTAGGCCGTGGGATGGCAAAAGTAGCCAACCAGAAAAAGCCTATGTCAATGGTCCGTAAAACGGGGATCTAATATGAGCCAAGCAAACGATAAGTGCAATTTTTTCCCTGCTGAAACTGCCGATCCTATTGGCAAGTATACGCAGCCTAAACCCTATACCGACACTATGGGTGAGAATGGCTATCCAAATGCTATTCCAAATACTCAAACCATGCGGACTCGTGGTACTAAAAACACCACCCGGGGTAACAGCAATAGCACAAAGATGGGATAAGCGGTGGATTACGCTACTCTGTTTCAGACTATCCAAGCGTACTGTGAAAACGATTTCCCAGACACGGTAGTCAATACTCCTAACGGTGGAACTACGGGTAATCCCCCGGTTCCTATTACGACTGTTTCTTCAACAAGTTTCCTTACGAAGACGCAGATTGATACGTTCATCGAGCAGGCAGAGTATCGGATATTTAACTCGGTTCAGATTCCAGATCTTCGTAAGAACGTGACGGGTAATGCCACAATTAACAACCAATATCTAAGCGTTCCATCAGATTGGCTGGCTAACTTCTCATTAGCCGTTATTGAGCCGGTTACAGGAAGTCAGTCTTTCTTGCTTAATAAAGACGTTGAGTACATTCGTGAGTCATTTCCAATCCCAACGTCTACAGGGATACCAACTCACTATGCTATTTTTGATCAAAACTCGTACATTCTTGGGCCTACCCCGGATGCCGCTTACCTAATGGAATTGCATTATTTCTATTACCCAACATCCATTGTCTCAACCACTGTAACTAATACGACTTGGTTGAGCACAAAGTTTCCACAGGCACTCTTATATGGGGCGCTTTTGGAGGCTTATACGTTTATGAAGGGCGAGCAGGATGTCAATAACAATTACATAGCCCGGTATAATGAGGCTCTTGCCATGCTGAAACAATTGGGCGAAGGCAAGAATCGTCAGGATATGTACAGAACCGAACAAGCGAGGTATCCGGTCAAATGAGCAGCATGAGCGAAGTAGCCTTTCTTTTAGGGGGCAGTCAACTCAAAGTTATGACTACGCAAGGTCGTGGGTTTACGCCTGAAGAAATGGCTGAACGTGCTTTGGACAAGATTATCTCTGTTGGCTCACAGACGCACCCTGCCATTCGGGATCAAGCCGAAGCGTTCCGTAATCAGATCCGGCAAGTTTTAGTGTATTACATGAAGGAAACTGTCAGGACTCACCATGTGACCTTGGCAAACAAGTTCAGGAAAGCAGGACATCCTGAGTTAATTAAACTTTTAGATGAATAAGGAGCCTTAAAATGGCAATCACCCAAGCAATGTGCACTTCTTTTAAAGCCCAACTTTTGCTGGGCGTGCACGATTTCCGTCCGTCAGCACAAACCGGCGCTGACACTTTTAAACTGGCGCTGTATACATCCTCAGCAACATTGGATGCTAATACGACTACGTACAGTTCTTCTAACGAATCAAGCGGCGCTAACTATTCGGCTGGCGGTCTAGCACTGACCAACACAGGTGTAACGGCAACCAACATCAACGCCAACACTGGTACAGGCTTTTGTGACTTTTCTGATCTGACTTTCCCGAACGTATCGGTGACGGCTCGTGGCGCTTTGATTTATAACACCACGCCTTCGGCAAATAGCAACGCCAACACGACTCTGACCAATGCAGCCGTCTGCGTTTTGGACTTTGGTGGTGACAAGACATCTACGGATGGCGACTTCACTATCATTTTCCCGACCAACGACGCTTCTAACGCTATCATTCGTATTGCTTAATCATGGCATTAGTAATTAAAGACCGTGTACAGGAGACCACCACAACCACCGGAACAGGGACAATAACCCTAGCCGGTGCGGTCTCCGGTTTTCAATCGTTTTCTGTAATTGGGAACAGCAATACTACTTTTTACTCTATTGTGGGCGGTACAGAGTGGGAACTAGGTATTGGTACATATACTTCTTCTGGAACTACTCTTTCTAGAGATACTATTTTAGAGTCTAGTAATGGAGGAACTGCGGTTAATTTTTCCGCTGGAACTAAAACGGTATTTTGTACTTATCCTGCTGAAAGATCAGTATATGTAGACGGTTCAAGTATTGTTCCCGGAGCAACGGCTACTTTGCCAATTTCTTCTGGTGGAACGGGATCGAGCACTGCCGCCTTTTCCGGGGCAAACATTACAGACTTAAATGCCACGGCAATCACAGCAGGGACAATCTCTAACGCCAGAACCACGGCCTCAAGTTCCAACGGTGCAAGCACTATTGTAGAGCGTGATGCCACAGGTAATTTTACAGCCAATGTTATTACGGCAAATGGTTCTTCTATTACCTCTATTAATGCCGCTAATATTTCTTCAGGAACATTGGGTGTAGCCCGTGGAGGCACAGGTGCAGCAACGCTAGATGCTAACAACGTCATTCTTGGTAACGGTACATCTGCGGTTCAGTTCGTTGCTCCGGGGACAAGTTCAAATGTATTAACATCTAACGGAACTACGTGGGTATCTCAGGCTGCTGGAGGTGGCGGTGGTGGTACGCCAACAGTACAAACCTATGATTCAGGTACAAGTGCAACATGGACTAAACCGGGTTCTGCCAATTGGGTTTTAATTGAAATTTGGGGCGGTGGTGGTTCAGGGGGAAGAGCAGCCGCCAGTCAAGGCGCAGGTGGTGGCGGTGGTGGAGCATATAACTCCGCACTTATTCCTTTTGCAAACTTACAAGGTGCAGTTACTTATACCGTAGGGGCTGGAGGCGCATCTCGAACTACCTCTGGTAGTGGTAACGTAGGTGGCAATTCTCAAGTAGATATGGCAACGTTTGCAGGCGGTGGCACTAAAACACTTTTTGCTTACGGCGGTGGTGGCGGTGGAGGGTCAGGTAGTACTGGCGGGGCTGGTGGTGGTGGTGGCGGTCAATTGGGGGCAGGGCAAGTTGGGGCGACATCAACTACATCCTCAAGAAGTGATGCGAGTATAACCGCTTTTGGGGGTACTGGGGGAGGTCCGGGGGGCGGTTTAGGCACAAGAACACAAGGAGCCTTAAGTTGCCCTGCGACTATCGGAACGGCTTTTTTAGCCGGAAATGGTTCTTCCGGTGGTGGTGGTGGTGGCTTGGGTATTAATCAGACTGTTGGTATGGCCTTAATTAATCTCGTAAATTCTGCTAGTCAAGGTGCAGGTTCAATTTATGGTGGTGGCGGCGGTGGGGGGGGTGGGGGTCTGAGTAGTACTTCGGCAACAGTTAATAACGGCGGCAGTTCACTTTATGGCGGTGGTGGCGGTGGCGGTAGTAACTTTACTACTACTGCGGGTAACGGCGGGGATTCAGTTTGGGGTGGCGCAGGTTCGGCAGGTACAACCGCTACTACTGCATCTTCTGCTGGCACGCTCCCCGCCGGTGGCTCTGGTGGTACAGAAAACGCAAACTCAGGCGCAGGTGGTGGTGGTAGAGTTCGCTTCACTTATTGGTAAGAGGATACTATGACAAACCTAGCAATAATAAACAACCAAACCAATATCTGTGAAAATGTTTCTAGCGACCCAAGACCCGCATCAGAAATACAAATAGAGGGTTACACAGTTATTGATCTTTCACAGACACCCACAGTTGATTGGGAGTGGGATGGTACAGAATGGGTAATGATTGATAAAAATTTAGGTGAAGGTGGAATTGACGATACTTATGAAAATGGTAAGTTGATTAAACCAAAGCCTGCTGATCCACCCGCTCAACCTGCTCAACCTGTAACAACAGGCACACAAGAACTATGACAGTTTTAATCGCTCCGGCTCATAATTTCATCTATGACGGTGCCGTGCTAAACATTTATTACGCTAACAAAGGTGAGGGTTTGCCACGACATGAGCACACCTATGCACACGCTACCTTTTGTACGGCTGGCTCTTGCGTTATTCGCAAGGAAGGTAAGGAGTATGAGTTTACTAAGGCTACTAAACCAGCCAATCTAAAGGCTAACGAATGGCACGAAATTGAGGCATTAGAAGACGGCACCGTGTTTATTAACGTGTTTGCCGAAGGGAAACAATAATGTCCCTTGTACTAAAAGAATAAAGTAGACATAAAATGCTCGGCTTTTCAGCGTTTGGCGTAACTCCGTTTGGCGCAATCCCAGAGGCCGCAGCGGTATCAGTAAATGTCAATGTTACTGGGGTCCAAGCCGCAGGTGCAGTAGGCACCGTAAACGTATTAGGCAAAGCCAATGTATCCACAACTGGGGTTCAGGCCGCAGGGCAAGTTGGAACAGTCGTAGTTGAAGGCAAAGCAAACGTATTAGTAACCGGAGTTGAAGCCACAGGCCAAGTTGGCACAGTTGCTGTTATAGGCAACGCAAACATAACCACGACAGGGGTTCAAGGTGTAGGCCAGACAGGTACTGTAGCGATTCAGGCCAATGCCCATGTAACTGTTACTGGGGTTGACGCAGAGGCTTTTGTAGACCCAGTTGGTGTTGCTGTTGGTGATAGCGTTGAACCCGCAGGAGAGCAGGCTGTAGGCTTATTAGGCCAAGAGGCAGTCTCTGCTAAAGCCAATGTCGTGGTTACCGGGGTTCAGGCAGAAGGCCAAGTTGGTATCGCCATGGCGGCGTTCTCGGTTAATGTCACCGGAGTTCAAGGTGATGGTCAAATAGGTGTTATACAGTCCAAAGCACTGGCAAACGTCTTTCCAAATGGGGTTCAAGCCACTGGGGTTGTAGGTACTGTAAGTGTAGTTGGTGAAGGCAATATAGTCGTAACCGGGGTTCAGGCTGTAGGGTTTGTTGGTACAGTAAATATTCAAGCCCACGCTGATGTATTCCCAACGGGTGTTGAAGGCAACGGTCAAGTTGGAATAGTCAATACATCTACGGATGTAAATATTTCAGTTATTGGTGTGCATGGAGATACTCTTCTTAACACACCAACTCAGATTCAAATTAACGCTGACGCTAATGCTTCTGTAACCGGAGTTCAGGCAACTGGAGAACTTGGGGAAACTGAGG